TCGACTCAACCTCCAGTAATGGTGGTTGTTTTATTTTATACATACTAGTACCCATTCTTTATTATGCTGGTGATTTTACAACAATAATAGAGGAATGACATGCAAAATACACCACATAACGACTTAAATGTAATCGAAGCATTTTTGATCCGATACGGAATAGATATAGGATTTTTGGTATCTGGTTTTTTTGGTGCTTTACTCCTAGTATCGAAAAATTCAGCGCAAAAATTAAGCACTACAATAGCATCTATTTTAGCAGGAACCGCATGTGCAAATTATTTGACACCTGTGGTTATGTCTATTTTACCTCAAGGTGTTCAAACCAATGGAAAATATGCAGTAGCATTTGTAATGGGTTTTATGGGATTAAAGGGTCTTGAACTTGTTCTTGAAAAATGGTTTAATAAGAATATAAAAGATGTAGAGAAGACAGTTTTACCAAAAAAACCAAAGTCTCGTCGCAAACCAAATAAAATTAAGGATTGATTATGGCTGAATATACCATGCTTATCAATTTCATTTCTAGTTTAATATTAACTATTTCGTTCACCGCATTTATTATTTTTATATTTGGACGACCAAATAGTAAATTAAATACGATGCCTTGGTATAAAACTTTTTTGGTTAAATTTGGTCTTTGTTTTTGTACTGCTGGAGCATTATTAAATGCATTAACATTTAGCAATCCGCCTTGGACAGAAGTTCTTCTGAACGCAGGATTGGCAATGGTCTTTTCATGGGCAGCATATTTTCATTATATAGAATTTGTGTGTGTAAAAGAACCAGTAAAAACTCAAAAAACAAAAAAGAAAACTAAAATCAAGAAATAAATACTAGTGTATTTTTTACCATGAGGTCCGTGATTTTTAATGTCTATTCCAGTGGAGTCAACCCCGATGTTTTCAACTGAACTAATAAGCATGATAGGCGGCGGAGTCACGGGATTCCTTTTTAGATATATGGCTCAAAAGAGTCAAGATCAAAAAGAAATGTTCAATCAACTCATTCAAATGAATAAGTTGACCACAGAAAATCAAGACAAAGCAGTACAAAGAGTTTCTATTGATGCGGGTAAAACAGTAAGACAAATAATAGTTTTAACTGTTTTATTTGGAGCATTTGCTGCTCCATTCATACTCCCTTTCTTTGGAGTACCAACCTTCATTGAAGTTGATGTAAAGAATCCAGAATTATTATTTGGATTAGTTCCAGAAACCGCTAGAAAAGCATTTGTAGAACTAAACGGTTTCTTTTGGACATCTGAAAATCGTCAAGTTCTTCTCAGTATAGTTGGATTTTACTTTGGTTCAGCTGCTGCAAATAATAAATCATAAGGAATATCATGAAATATTTAATGTTATTGAGTTTGATACTTGTGGGTTGCTCTACGACTCCTCAGATTATTCCAGATACCACATCTGATAATGTTGTGATGATGCAATTAAAAGACAGTATTGGTCATCCTGGTCCTACTCCACCATCATATGGATGGATCTTTTGGTATGCTCCAGTTGCTGTTCTTGCATTAATGTGGGGATATCGTGAACTTATTAAAAAACCAATACCAAAAACATGTGTAGATAAGAAGACGGGAGAAGTAGTTCTTGAAGAGAAAATAAAATCGACAGCGACAAACGCTCAAGAAGTACCTAAGCAAGAATAACGGGGGTGCGCCCCCGAAAGGAGTTGGGGGTGTCATACTATAAAGCACATTATAGTGTTTTAAAAAAGAGTTCAAAATACTCAATATATCTTGCTCATTTTCAAAATTTACCAATTTACGATGTAGATTTTGAATGCAAAAAAGAATCAGAAGATATAATGAATTTTTATCTTATGAGTGACACTATTGATGCTTTCAATGATGCGGTGGGGTGGATAGAAGATAATATTGGTTTAGAACCGCATAAAACAGAGTGGTTGGAAAAAGATAAATAATGTGTGGAGATTTTATGCAAAAAAACTACTATACCCTCTTAAAAGAACAGGACGAGCAGGATTATGCTCAAAACTTTGAAGATCCAAATGCTTCAAGACAAGAAAAAATAATCCGTCACTCTTTGCGTAAAAAAAGAGCAGATATTACCCGTGCTTTAAATTACAACCGCGATATGTTTATTCGTCATGTCGTAACTCGCATGGATGTTCTTGCGCCACTTATTAATAAAAGATTGTATGAAGTAACAGTAGGTGATCTTACTGCGTTGTTTGATCGTGGAATTGATTATATTCGCCAACACACTGGCGATGATGACTTTTTGAGAGAATATAACAAGTATGGTCATAAGTTTATTAGTTATTTTTACAATATTAAGCGAGGAAAGGTTCTTCCCGCTGAACAAAACCCATTCCTCCCACCGCAATAACAATAATTATAAATATAATAGCAATTAATAAAGGACTTTTCAATGCAACAAAATAGCAAATTAGACATATTGGTAGAAGGTATTGCAGACGGCATCGACATGCATATAGAATTCAATTCCTCTGAGGAAAGAGAATTCTTTATTGAGAATGTCGTAGAAATTATCATAAACAGCGATGAAGATTCTGTTGAAGAAAATATTAATGAATTTTTAGCAGAGCATTATGATAATCCATCTGAACTAAAAGAAACTTTAAATGAAGGTATCGGAGAAGGTATCGGTAAAGTATTTAAAGGTTTAGGTAAAGGTATTGCAACTGCTGCCAAGGGTGTAGGTAAGGGAATTGGCAAACTTGCTCATGGTATCGGTTCTGGTATCGGAGCAGTATTGCATGGGCCAGGCAGCGGTAAAGGCGAAAAAGGTGACAAAGGTGATGCAGGAGCAAGTGCAGAACCTCAATCTTCTGCTGGCACTCCAGTAACTAAGTCTAAAACACCTAAACCTGATACAAAACCAGCAAAAACTTCTGGTCAAAAAGGTGGTGCAGATAAGGGTATAAACATTACCTTATCTAACACTGCATCTGGTAGAGATACGGATCAATCTACAACAGATCTATCAAAAAGAACCAGCAACAAAATAGATAATTCTAAGAGAACTACTACCAGAGTAGACAGTTCTAAGAAGACAACACAAGCACCAGTTAAGACAGGAACTACTGCTGCAAAAGGCACAACAAAACCAACACCAAAGGTTCCACCAAAGAAGACTGCTGCTCCTGCTGCAACGGGTGCTAAACCAATGCCTGGTAAATCTGCTCCTGTTGCAAAGAAAGCAGCACCAAAAACACCAGCAGCTAAAGGTGCAATAAAGAAAGTTGCACCAGGCAAGAAACCACTAACAACAGGATATGATCCTTCATTAGATCCTAACTATAGTCCAATCATCGAAGGGTATTCTAACTTCTTAGATCGTAAGTTACCATATCAAAATTAATGAAAACTTATAAAACATTAACTTTTGAACTATCGGAAGCAAAGACTTCTTCTGGTACATCTAAATCTAAAAAATCTAAAAAAGATAAAATAGAAGTTGTATCAAAAAAGAAAAAAGTTGCAACCGATGATAGACCTAGAGGTATTCGTGGTATATTAGGTTCCATATTATCTGGTGCAGCAGCTGCTGCACATAGACACTTAATATATCCCGCACATGCAAAATATCAATACCAACCAATCACAGATTATATGAAGGGTTTTGGTAAAAAGAAAAAAGTTTATATTGAAACTGATGATTGATGAGAGATGAAGACAAAAAATCACTTAATGCAGATGATAGTCCTATGATAACGCCAGGGCAGGAGTTGGATATTTCAAAAAGGAGCAAAGGATACCCAACTCCTCCCTGTGCGTTAGATGCAACTACCAAATCCACGACATACAAATCTTTCAAGAAAAAACTTGAAACCAACAAAAAGTAGGATACAATGTTTAATAACTTTTTCAATGATCCCATAATCAAGCAACTTTCTGACGCTTACTTGGATATTCTTCGTGAAAGTCATACCAGAGAGCAACTTGAAAAGATGGATACAGATGAACTAAAAGCACTTGCATCCGAATATGCAGATAAAGTAGATTCGTCTAAAGATGAAGATGAAAAGAAAAAACACAGAGAAGAACTCCATATGATCAGAACTATGATTTCTGATAGAGAAAAAGACTCTGAAGACGACGAAAAGATGGCACAAGAACACGAAGACGACATAGAGGATAAAGCAACCCGACAATACGAGGGTTGAATTAAATTTTTATATTATGAAGCAATTTGAAAAATATCCAGCACAAATAACACTCCCGCAACTCAAAGTAATCGAAACCGAAGGAAAAAGACTTTATGTTACCCCAGAAGGTAACAAGTATCCTTCGGTTACAACGGTTACTGGGTGGAAGAAGCGGGAGTTTTTTGCTGAATGGCGCAAGAAAAATCCAGAAGAGTCCAAATATGCACTCCAAAGAGGTAATGACTTTCACTTGTTGATTGAAAAATATCTCAATAATGAGCAAGTAGATCGTCATTCTGACCTCAAAACTCAAAAATTATTTGATCAGGTAAAAAGCGAATTGCACAATATTGATAAAATTTTGTGTCAAGAGGTTGCTCTATGGTCAGATACGCTAAAATTAGCAGGCAGAGTTGACTGTATTGCAGAATATGAAGGTAAATTATCAATTATTGACTTCAAAACATCCAAAAAAATGAAGGATGAGTTTGAGATTGAAGAATATTTTCTTCAAGCAACCTGCTATGCGATCATGTTAGAAGAACGAACGGGTATTCCAGTATCAAATATTGTCATATTGATGTCATGTGATGATGGTTCGACTCTTGTTTTCCAGCAAAAACCTAAAAAATATATCAAAAAGTTGATGGAAACTATCAGTCTATATACTTCTGAGAACAAAAGTTCTACGGAAGTATGCAATGAGCGATAATTTTCAATTTCCAACCGATACTTGTGTGCTGGTATGCTCTGGGCCTTCGCTAAATTTAGTGGATCCTTATTCTTTGGGACTGCCTGTTGTAGTAGTAAGCACCGCAATTCGTAAGATTACAAATCCACATTACTGGATTCTTGCTGATTATCTGAATGAGATGCACGGCGAAGAAGGAAATATTGCATATCAAAATGAAAATATTGTAAAAATTATTCCAAACGGAAAAATTAATCCAAAACACACTGGAGTAATACGAAATTATCAAGAAATTTTGTATTCCGATTCTGACAGACAAGTATCTGATATAACTGGTCATTTATTTTCTAAAAAATTACCATTACTAAAGGGTCCACACAAGAGTGCTACATTTGCTATACAATGGTTGCATCATGTTGGTGTTAAAAATGTAATTTGGGTTGGTAACGATTTAAATGCTGTATCGGCAGACAAGAAATATGCATATGAATCTACATCAAATGATCTAAGAAAAGCACACAATTACAACGCAACACTAGATCAAGTTCATAGATCATTGAAAGATTGGTATCCAAAAGCAAAACAACTAGGATACACATGGTATTCATGGAAATGTGGAGATATATTTGAGCAATTTACAACAAAATTTGATGCTGAATCTTTTGTATTACCAGAGGATCAAGTATTTTACCGTCCAACGGAAAAATCACAGCATCCAGTAAATAGTTTCCCACAAGTTCAGAGAGTAGTTCCTCAAAGAATAAGCAAAGAAGAGCGCAGAAAACTAAGAGATTTTAGAAAAGAAAATGTATTAAGTATACAAGATAAAAAAAAACAGAATAAAGATCGAATATTAAAACAAGCGGAAAGAAAACAAGCAGAAATTAATGTACGAACAAAAAGACAACCAGAAGTAAAAAATTCACCTAAATCTCCAGTGAGTGTAAAAAGATATCCATCATATGTTCGCATACCTAATGCCGTGAATGCAGATATTTTAAATAAAAAAATAAGAGATTCGTTACGATGACATTTACAGCAGTGACATTTTACACAAATGACTACTATAGAGAACAGACTAAGAATTTAAATCTGTCTTGTAAGAAATTTGAAGTACCTTTAATTATTACTGAAGCAGAAGACAAGGGTTCTTGGGTCAAAAACTGCGCTTTTAAGTCATATTACATCTATGAGATGCTAATGACACTCAAGACAGATGTAGTTTGGTTAGATTCTGATTCTTGTTTGATGAAATATCCAGAATTATTTGGAAATATTAAAGAAAATTTTGCAATTCGTGCAGAACCAGGTCAACGAATCAAAAAACCAGTAGGTAGAGAACAAATATCTTTACCAGAAAATTGGCCACAGGGATTAAGTCCTCGTTGGTTTAATTCTGGTACAATTTATTTTAAAAATAACGATAAATCTAAGGAAATGTGCAGAAGATGGTTGCAACTTTGCACAAAGAATGAAACAGATTGGGATCAATGGACATTGCAGCAAGCATGGTGTGATGTTCAACCATCAACATATTGGTTGCCACAAGAGTATTGTCAAATTCGAAAAATACATGGTGAACAAGGTGCTATTATTCTTCATGATTTAGCATCTGTTGCTCAGAAAGTGAATAGAAAATGATATCCGTTGTAACTTTTTATACACCTGAGTATGAGGAAGAGGCAAATCAATTAATTGAAAGTTGTTCAAAGTACAATCTACCAATAAAAGCATATGCAAAACCCAGTAAAGGTTCTTGGGTGCATAATTGTACGATGAAAGCAGAAGTTATTCTACAAGCATTAAATGAATTGAATACTGGAGTAGTTTGGATAGATGCGGATGGTAGAATAAAAAATAAACCAACTGTATTTGATACATTAATTAACTACGATTTTGGATGTTACTGGATTCCAAATGTATGGAATCAACCCAGAAACGCTCATTTAAAACCATGGTCGAGAGGCAATGAAGCACTTGCTGGTGGTACTTTGTATTTTAATAATACCGTCATGTCAAAAGAATTGATTGGTGCTTGGAAAAAAGAAAGCGAAGAAAATCCTACAAGATGGGAACAACAGAGTCTTCAAAAAGTATGGGAATATTTTGACAATAACGGACTTTCCACATATAATTTTTCTCAAGGGTATTGTAAAGTATTCGACTGCAAGTGGTTTGAACCAGAGCAACCCGTAATAGTGGAACATACGCAGGCAAGTAGAAAATTAAAACATAAGGTAAAATAATGTTAATTAATTTAAAAACAATTAAAAAAATTTATATTAATTTAGATAAAGATGTTGAAAGAAATAATAAATTTAAAAGTACAATATCTGCATTAGAATATAATAATGTACACCGTTTTTCTGCAAGACTTTTACCTAAAGTAAAAGATTTTAATCATGGATGCAGTCAAAGTCATTTAGATGTAATGAATGAAAATAAAAATAATATACCATTTTTATTACTTGAAGATGATGCGGCACCTACACAATGGTATGATGAATATGTTGTAGATGGATTAATAGATATTCCAGAAGATGCAGATGCAATATATTTGGGCTATTCTACTGCTGGTGATTTTAATAAACTAAAAGTAGATTTTTATCCAGAATATTACGATGAAAAATGGATTAAATTAAAACATTGTTTGGGTACTCATGCTATTTTATTTTTAAAAAATATTGATTATTTTATTGATAATGCAAATTACACTATAAACAATAAAATTGCATTAGATATTGGATATGCATTGTCCGTGTTACCACAATTAAAAATTTATAGTCCTATTAAATCTTTATTTTATCAATGGGATAAATGTTGGCCTACTACAAATGTTATCTGCGATGTTAAAAATAAAAAATGGACATCATACGAACCTTCTGGTAAAATTAATTTTGTTAGAACATGGAATTATTAATGCAAAATTTTAATAACTGTTGTTTTTTAATACCATTTAAGAATTCAAATGATGTAGATCGTTTGTTTAATTTAACATCAGTATTATCTTATTTAAATTCTGTTATTACAACTAATGTTGTTATTGTAGAACAACACGAAAATATTAAAAATAATATTTGCTATGACACAATAAAACAAAAAAATTATTGTAATTTAAATATTATTTGGGAAAATCATATTTCTTCGGTTTCTTGTTTTCAAAAAACAAAATTATATAATATGGGAGTGAAGTATGCATCACCAGATGTAAGTATAATTATTCCTTATGATGCAGATGTTTTAATTCCATTAGAGCAAATGATAATTGCCAAGGATTATCTAGAAAATAAAAAAATAGATTATTGTTTTCCTTTTAGCGGAAATTATATAGAAGTTGCTAAAGTAATACCAGATGCAAGACAATCTTTTTTAAAAACATATAATTTTAATGAATATAAAAAACATGCAAGAGAATACACTGATATTTTATATTCTCAAAAAATTAAAAATGGTCCGCCTGGGTTGTTTAGAAATTGTCCGCCTGGTGGTTGTATTTTTATTAAAAAACAAGTATACATAGAAATGGGTTTAGAAAATGAAGATTTTTGTGGTTATGGACCAGAAGATGTTGAAAGAAAAAATAGATTAATTAAATTAAATTATAACACGGCTTCTGTATCTGGTGATTTATATCATATAGAACATACGGTTACACATAGAAGATTTTCATCAACGGCAAATAAAAATTTATTTGATATGTTGCAAAATATGAATAAAGATCAAATACAAAAATATTATAAAGAAAAAAATTATAAATTATTTTATGGAATTGAATAATATTGACAATATCTATTGTATAAATTTAGAAAAAAGAGTAGATCGAAGAGAAAGGTGTAATTTACTCTTTAAAAAATATAATTTAAAATTTAATTATTTTAAAGCTATAGATGGAAATAATTTAAAACACTTATCTTCTGTATTAAATAAAGGAGCAATTGGCTGTTGCCTATCTCATTATAAAATATGGGAAGATATTGTAATTAAAAATAATAAAATTTCATTAATAACAGAAGATGATGTTATATTTCATGATGATGTTTTACAACTTTTTAAATTATATTATCCCGAAGTTCCGAGTGATTGGAATCTTTTATATTTTGGTGGAAATCACTGTAAACAAAAATTAAATTTTATTTCAAATCATGTTCATAAGTTATCAAACACATATACTACACACTGCTATGCTATAACATTAGAATGTGCAAAATATCTTATTAATAAATTTAATTTAGACACCATATTAACAAAACAAATTGATGTAAACTTAGCAGATGTTCAGAAAGAAATTTCTTGTTATGGTTTTTATCCGCATTTAGCTTGGCAAGATAATGGATTTTCTGATATAGAAAACAAAATTGTAGATTATACTTTTTTAAAACATCATGAATAATTTATTGACTATATCTAATTTTGGTTGGAGACTTGGAAATCAGTTGTTTCAATATGCAACCGCATATTCATATTCTCTGCAAAAAAATAAACAAATTGTATTAAATACTAAATATAAAAATGAACATATTTTCCAATGTTTTGATATTAATAATGTAATTTTTCAAGATATATCGTTAAATAATACTTTTCGAGAATGTAATTTTAGTTTTAATTCATCTTTATTTCAAAATAATTATGATTCTTTATTTGGTTATTTTCAAAGCGAAAAATATTTTTTATTTAAAAAACAAGAATTAACTACTCAATTAGTTTTTAAACAAAATAATTTTAAAAATAATTATTTAAATTATTGTTTTGTACATGTAAGACGCGGAGATTATCTAAAACATCCAAGTGTACATCCTATTTGTACTAATGATTATTATGATTCTGCAATAAATTATATTAAAAATAAATTAGGTTCATTTACTAAATTTATAGTATTTTCCGATGATATTGATGCGTGTAAAACCGAATATTCGTGTTTTCGCACAAATAATGTATTTTTTGAAAATAATTTAAATTCTTATGAAACGCTACAATCTATGGTAGGATGTTCTGCTGCAATAATTGCAAATAGTTCATATAGTTGGTGGGGTGCTTGGTTGGGAAAAAAACAAATTACCATAGCACCAAAACAATGGTTTGGAAAAAATGGACCAAAAGAAACTGATGACATTTATTGTCAAGATTGGATTGTATTATGATTAAAAAAATAAGCTTTGTTATACCAACTATTAATAGATTTGAATATTTAAAACTATGTTTAAATAGTTTATCTAATACAATAAAACCAGATAATATGTTTATACATTTAACAATTATAGATGATGCAAGTACAGATGAAAATGTTATATCTTTTATTGAAAATTATGATACAAAATTTGCTGATAAAGTAGATAAAATTTATAAAACAAATAGAACTCCAGGCCTTTGTGAAACTAATTTAAAAGAAATTTGGTCTAAACATTACAACGATGGTTATGATTTGTTTTGTAATTTGGATCCAGATGCTATATTAAATCCAAATTGGTTATTAAAACTTGTAGAATTACATAAAAAAGTTGGAAATATTGTTACTCCATTTGATACTTCCGCCCATGCAAGAAAACAAGTTTTTTCAGATTATGTTACCAAAAATACAATTGGTGGTATTTGTATGTTATTTGATAGAGACATATACAAAACAATAATAGAACCTTGTTTATTTCCATCCTCTGCATGGGATTGGGAAGTTTGCAGAAGATTTAAAAATTTTTATTGTACAAATCCATCTTATATCGAACATATCGGAAAAATGAGTAGTGCTAGGGATAGTAATTTAATTCCATTATTTGATAAAGCAATTAATTTTATAGGCGAATAATGCAAATTTTAGAATCAAATTGGGACGAATTTAATTCGTATCCTAGCGTTAATTTTTATGAAAAATATTTTGATAATCCTCATGTAGTAATTTTTGAGGGGTATGAATGTTTATATCCTATGATTAAAAATAAAATAATTATAGAAAGACCTATTAATATTAGTCAACTCAACTGCCAACAAAGAGATGATATAATTCGTAATAAAATATTACAGTTAGTAACTGAACAAAATATTATAACCAATAAACATTGTTTAGATAAAATACATCCAAATACACATTTATATAAATTTTTATTTTCATGTTATACTAAAAATATTATAGAAAGTAAAATTCCATTATTTGTTCCACCAGAGTATGAAATAATAAAAGTAAATAATTTACTTAAAAATATAAAAAATAAAATAGTTTGCATAAATGGTAGAAATTTAAACAGAAATACAGCACATAATACTTCTTTTTATAATTTAATTAAATTTTTAATTGATAATGATGTATATGTAATTAACTGTACTTTTAATCAACCAAATTTTAATTTTTGTACAAAATTATACTGGGAACCAAAAGAACAATTATTAAATTCATATAATTTTAATTGTGCTTTGTTTAATAGAGCAGATTATGTAATAAGTATTGGGAGTGCAGCATCAATAACAACGCATCTGATGACACCTTCTAATATTATAATTTTAGGAGAATGTGGTTGGATTGATAACCCTAATTTTGGTTATTTGGGAGAAACTATGTTGTCTGCTAGATCTAAATATTATAAGTATAAAACAATATATGAATATTATAATGGAAGATCAAATCATATAGATATTTTCACTTTTAATAAAATTTTAAGTATAATAAATTCATGAAAACTATAAAGATAATTTGGCCAAACTATCACAGAGATGCATTAAATTTTAAATCATTTACTGGATCTTGGATAAACCACACCGCTGCGTCTGATGCTGATATAAAAATATATGTAGATCAAATGCAAATACCAGATGGTGAAATTGCATTAATGGTAGAACCAAGATCAATACATCCAGGTCAATATGAATATGTTAAATCAAAAGCATCAAAATTAAAAACAATATTATCATATGATAGTGATTATTTTGGTTCTTTTGATAATTTTATTAAAATTCCTCCTCCCTTTGGTGCTTGGGTAGATAAGCAAGAAAGAGGAATGCATACAAAAACTAAAAATATTTCTTTTATTGCTTCTACAAAAAATTTTTGCAAAGAACACGCTTATAGGCAAGAAATTGTGCAATTTTTTCAAAATAATGTAGATTTATATGGTAGAGGCAGACAACAAGAAATAACACGAAAAGTACAAGCTCTAAAAGATTATAGATTTTCTGTTTGCATGGAAAATTACATTGCAAATTTATATTATACTGAAAAATTATTAGATTGTTTTTTATGCGGAACAATTCCAATATTTTGGGGATCTAGAGAAATAATAAATGTGTTTGATGTAAATGGAATTGTATTTTTAGATGATATTTTATCGAATAAAATAAATATTAAAGATTTAAATGAAGAATATTATAATTTACGATTAGATTCAATTAGTAAAAATTTTAAAATTGCAAGTAGCATGAATAACTCTGTTTCACATTGTATAGATTACTTTATTAATAAAACTGAAAATGTATTATGAAAACTTGTTTTTGTCTATTATTACCTAATAATTTAAATATAACTGCTGTAAATAAATGTTTAAACAATTTGTATAATTTTTATTTATGTAAATACCCTACTGATGTTGTTATTTTTCACGAAACGGGATTTTCTCAAAATAATAAAAAAATTATCAATAATTTATTACCAAAAACAAATATAATTTTTAAACAAATTGAATTTTCTATACCAAATATAGTCTCTAACGATGAAAATTTTAAACCTAAATGGACAGAAACATATTGGGGACCCGAAAAATGCATTTCATATGGAGGAATGTGTACATTTTTTACTAGAGATATATTTAATTATTTGAATGAAATGGGTTATGAATATTATGCAAGATTAGATGATGATTCATATATTTTAAATTCAATAAATTATAATATTTTTGAATACATGAAAAATAATAATTTGATATATGGATATGTAATAAAAATGTTAGAAGCTCCACATGTTGTTAATGGTTTATTTAATTTTATTGTGGATAATATAGAAAAAGAAAAAATACTGAATAAAGATTATACCTTTACTAATTCTGCTAATTTAGTCTATTACTATAATAATTTTGAAATAGTTCATGTTCAAAAATATTTAAATATAACAAATAAAATTAATAATAAAATTCATGAAAGTGGAAACATATATTATTGGAGATGGGGAGATGCACCAATAAGAACTATTTTAATTTCTATGTTATTTGATACAAATGCTGTTAAAAAATTATCAAATATTGATTATCAACATGCTGGTGTTAAAATAATAAATAATCTTGTACAGTGTCGTTGCAAATTACCTGAGCAAACATAAATGAAAATACTAATTGCAATAATTTCTCACAACTCTAAGGAATTTACACAAAATATTGTTAATTCATTAACAATTATTAATAATATTGATATTATTGTAGTAGAAAATTCAAATTTATTAAATAAAAAATATAATGGTTCTTGTAAAATAGATGACTTTGGTCCAGATAATATCGGGTATGGTGGTTGTATACAACAAATTATTGAAAAATATTCCGACATGTATGATTTTATTGGTTTATTTAATAATGATTTAATAAATATACCAACAAATTATTGTAGTATAATGATGAAGTATATGAAACCAGAGTATGGAATTGTACATTCAGCATTAATAGATGTTAATTGCCCATATCCGCAAATGATTGTTAATAATAATTTATTATTAGCAGAAGTTAAAATGATAGAGAATGTATGCCCTTTTGTTTCCACAAAGGTATTAAAAGAGTTTAAAAAATATTTTCCTCTTCATTATTATGGGTGGATTGATAATGAATTAAGTGCTACTAGTTTAAGTTTAGGATTAAAAAATGTAGTCGTACATGAAACAAATATAACACACCACAGAAGTGCAGTCAGAAAAATGCTTGAACCAATAAACAAAAATTTTACTGATTATATTTCAAATGCAGAAATGACTTATAATAGTTGGATTAGTAAGAATCCAGAGTTAAAAAATATTAAAAAATTTTTACATGAATAATACAGTTTTAGTAACAGGCGGCAGTGGATTATTAGGAAAATCTTTACACAATAAAGAAAGTAATTTTACATACTTATCATCTTTAGATGTCGATTTAACAAATTTAAACGAAACAAAACAAGTTTTTGGTTTACATTCTCCGACAACTATAATACATCTTGCAGGCAAAGTAGGCGGAATCAAAGACAATATAGAACATCCCTATGAATTTATTCATAAAAATAATTTAATAAACACAAATGTTATTGATTATTGTGTTAAAAGAAAAATTAAATTAATATTTGCTTCTAGTACTTGTGTGTATCCAAAATATGCACCATCTTATCCAATGGTCGAAACAATGGTAGATTATGGAGAACCAGAATCTACTAATGATGCATATGCATATGCTAAAAGATTTGCTGGTTATATGTTAAGATCTGCTCATAAGCAGTATGGTTTAAAATATTGCACTTTATATTTTTGCAATCTTTATGGTGAAAATGATAATTTTAATCATCATAATAAAAGTCATTTAGTTACGGCATTAATAGAAAAAATATATAATGCAAAAATTAATAATGTTAAAGAAATAATATTAATGGGTACAGGCAACCCACTTCGTCAGTTTATGCATTCTGATGATGCAGCTGACATAATATTAAAAGTATTAAAAACAGATATTGAGGGTGAGTATAACGCAGCAATAGATAATAATTTAACAGTTAAAGAAATTGCAAAAATTGTAACACAAGTTATAGGATATTCTGGGAATATAGTTTTTTCTGGACAGAACGATGGAGTATATCGAAAAGATGTATGTTCAAAAAAATTACTAGATAAAATAGGTATACACGATTTCATAAAATTAAATGATGGTGTTGAACGGACATATAATTATTATTTAAAAAATAAGGAAAAACAATGTGGAAATTGATGCATGATGAAGCAATTTCGGTAGAAGATAAAAAAATAATGTCAGACTTTATCTTATCTTCTTCTAAATTGACATATGGTCCAAAAATAAAAGAATTTGAAAATAAATGGTCAGAATGGTTGGGTTGTAAGCATAGTGTGTTTGTAAATTCTGGATCATCTGCAAATTTATTAATTGTTCAGGCGGCTCATGATTTGTATGGACAAGGAAATTGGGCGGCGCAGTCTTGTACCTGGTCTACAAATATTGCACCAATAATTCAATTACAAAAAAATACTGGATTATATTTGACCGATGTTGATTTAAAAACATTAGGACCAGATTTAAATGATTTAGAAAATATATTTAAAGAGCAAAAAATAAAATATTTTTTCTTAACTCATGTGCTTGGTATCCCTTGCGTAAATGATAAATTATTAACTTTATGTAATAAATATAATATAAAATTATTTGAAGATTGCTGCGAATCTCATGGTTCTACTGTAAAAAATCAAAAAGTAGGTACATTTGGATTAGCATCATCATTTTCTTTTTTTTATGGTCATCATATAACAACAATTGAAGGTGGAATGATATGTACAAATGATGATGATTTTTATCACAAATTGTTACTATTAAGATCTCATGGTTTATTGAGAGAATTGCCAGAAAAAGAACGCAAAAAAAATATAGTAGATGATATTGATGAGAGATTTACTTTTTTATGTGCAGGCTATAATGTAAGAAATACGGATGTTCATGCGGTTTTGGGTTTAAATCAAATGAAAAGATTAGATAATACTATATCTGTTAGAAATAATAATTTTCGGTATTATTGTAAAAATTTAAATAGTGAAAAATATTTCGTAGATTTTGATACTGATGGAGTAAGTTTATTTGCGTTTCCTGTTATTTGCAAAAATGTAAATAAACAAAAAGTATATAACGCGCTAATAGACTTTAAGGTCGAATTTCGTCCATTAATTGCTGGCAATTTGATGAGACACCCTATGATGAAACAAATTAATACTAAAGCAAAAGATGTAGTTTCAAATTACATTCACGATAATTCATATTACATTGGTAATAATGAAACGGTAACAATTGATATGGTTAAAAAATTAGTTGAGGTTTTAAATTCGCTATGAATAAAAAAGCATTAGTAATTGGTGCAAATGGTCAAGATGCATCATATTTGATTGAATTATTATTAGAAAAAAACTATGATGTTCATGGAACCATACGAAGAAATTCTACTCCAGAATATCAAACAACAAGAATAGATCATGTATTTGATAAAATAAAATTACATTATATGGATTTAACAGATTCCATGAGTGTAGAATCATTAATTAATGAAATTAAACCAGATGAAATTTATCATTTAGGCGCACAATCTCATGTTCAAATTTCATTTGAATTGCCAAAATATACATTAGATGTAAATTCTGGTGGAACTCTTGCAGTATTGGAAGCAGTTAGAAGATTTTCTCCGCATTCTAAAGTGTATCATGCAGCAACATCAGAAATGTTTGGAAATTCCTGCGATACTGACGGTATGCAGAGAGAAACTACATTAATGCAACCAGTAAGTCCTTATGGTTGTGCAAAATTATATGCACATTCTTTGTGTAATAATTATAGAAATGCTTATAATATGTTTGTATGTTCTGGAATTTTATTCAATCATGAATCTCCCAGAAGAGGTATTAATTTTGTTACTAATAAAACAGTATTAGAAGCGGTTAAAATTAAGTTGGGATTATCAGATAAATTAGTTTTAGGTAATTTACAAGCAAAAAGAGATTGGGGTCATGCTAAAGATTATGTTGAGGCAATGTGGTTAATGCTTCAACAAGAAACTCCAAAGGATTATGTAATTGCAACTGGAGAAACTAGATCTGTAGAGCAAATGGTTGAATATGTTTTTAATAAATTAAATCTTGATTGGACAGAATATGTTCAAACAGATAAAAAATATCTAAGACCAGAAGAATTAAATTATTTGAGAGGTGACTCCTCTAGAGCAAAAATAGAACTAAAATGGAATCCAAAATATTCATTTAATCAAATGATGGATGAAATGATAGATTATTGGTTAAAATATTACAAAAAATGATTTTTTTAATAACAGGTGGTTGTGGTTTTATAGGATCAAACGCAGTAAATTATCTAATATCATTAGGTCATTCTGTTGTAGTTATTGATAACTTATCTTCAGATGCCCATGATCAATTTTATTATAATAGTAATGCGGTTTATTACAACTATGATGTTACTGATTATGTAATGTGTTCAGAAGTATTTAATAGACATAAACCAGATTATGTTTTACATTTTGCAGCAGAAGCAAGAATTCAAAATTGCATAAACGATCCAATTAAAGCATACGAAAGCAATTTGATTGGTACTTTAGTGCTGCTTGCGTTGTGCGAAAAATATAATGTTAAAAGATTTGTTTTGTCATCTACTTCTGCAATATATGGTTTAGTAAATGAAGGATTATTATCCGAAGATATGAATCCTGACTGTTTGAACGCATACTCTCTTAGTAAGGTATCCGCAGAACAAGCATGTAAGATGTATTCTGATTTATATGGAGTAGATACTGTATGTTTGCGTTACTTTAATGTATATGGTCCAAATCAACCAAAACGCGGTTCATATGCTCCAGTGATTGGAATATTTTCTAGACAACTTAAAAACAATGAAACATTAACAATAGTTGGAGATGGATTACAAACCAGAGATTATGTTCATGTTTTTGATGTAATAGATGCAAATTATAAAGCATGTATGCATGAACAAAAATTAAAAGGTGAAATTTTTAATGTTGGAACTGGTGTAAAATATTCTGTATTAGATATTGCAAAAAAGATGAGTATGCAGTATACTCATCTACCACCAAGAATAGGTGAAGCAAGAAATACACTAGCGGATAATACTAAAATAAAAACTATTTTAGGTTGGACTCCAACAAAGTGTGTAATGCAATATTTGGAGAATAAAGAATATGATAATTGAAACTAATGAAATAAACATAAATCAAGAGATAGAGAAGATCGTCTTAAACAATAAAGATGGTTACATTCAAGCAATTCTTTCCTTCTGTGAAGAAAAGAATATTGATCCATCATATGTTGCCAAGCATCTATCCAAACCAATAATTGAGAAGATAAGAGCAGAAGGAGAAACAATTAACCTTCTTCCAAAGTCCGCTCGTCTTCCCCTATAAATACACTTGACACAGCAGAACTCTCTGCTATACTACACACATCGTTTTACACAGCGTACATTTCGTACAAGGAGAACATATGTCTTTTCAGAATCTTAAGAAGAACTCGCAATCAACTATCTCCCGTCTTACTCAAGAACTGGACAAGTTGAACAAGGGCAGCGAGTCGTATAAGGATGATCGCTTTTGGAAGCCTGAAGTCGATCAAGCAGGAAACGGATTTGCAGTAATTCGCTTCCTTCCCGCAGTTGATGGTGAAGATGTTCCGTGGACTCGCATCTTTACTCACGGTTTCAAGGGACCAGGCGGTTGGTATATTGAGAATTCACTTACTACAATTGGTAAGAAGGATCCTGTTTCTGAGATGAATACTGTTCTTTGGAATAGTGGTACAGAGAAGGACAAGGAGATTGCCCGTGAGCGTAAGCGCAAGTTGTCGTACATTGCGAACATTCTCGTTGTTTCCGATCCGAAGCACCCCGAGAACGAAGGTAAGGTATTCCTCTTCAAGTTCGGTAAGAAGATCTTCGATAAGATCATGGAAAAGATTCAACCCGAATTTGCGGACGATCAAGCAGTAAATGTTTTTGATTTTTGGCAAGGTGCAAACTTCAAGTTGAAGATTCGCAAGGTTGCTGGTTTCACAAACTACGACAAGAGCGAGTTTGATAATCCATCTGCTGTTCTTGACGGTGATGACGCCAAGTTGGAAGCACTTTGGAAGAAGCAGTACGGACTGAAGGAGTTCAACGATCCTGCATCATTCAAGTCGTATGACGAACTTAAGACTCGTCTAAACGAAGTTCTGAATGGTGATGCAAAGGTTACTTCCAAGACTGCGGAATCTTTTGGTGATTTTGATGACGAGGATAGTTATCCTAAGACCAAGTCTGCTCCATCTATGAAGCAGAAGTCTCCTCCAAAGGTTTCGGAGGAAAGCGAAGATTCCGATGAGGAAGAGAGTGCGCTAGACTACTTCAAGAAGTTGGCAGAAGAAGAATAAAGCGTAACAACGCTACTTCGAAGGATGACCCCGCGTAAGCGGGGTTGATGACCCCGCGTAAGCGGGGTTGTTCTTTTAGGCTAGTCCAGTTCTAATATTCTTCTCTAAAATCATCTCAAATACATTATCAAATGTCTTGGCAAGATCTGTCTGGAATTGGAAGTTTGCACCCTGATCAGTTCCAGAAGATCCACCTCTATTATTTACATTATTAATAATTACTGGTGCTTGAGATCCTTGTAATGCTTCTCTTTCTTCAAAATAAGAATTTCGCATTGCCATTGTGGCTTTTTCTGATAAATTAATTGCTTCTGGTTTTTCACTAATCACATACTTGTCAAGAGGAACAATTGCTTCGGGTTTCATATTTTCTGATATATTAGCAATTACACCTAAATCTGATTTTGGTAATACAACTCCACCTTCTGCTAATTTTGGCATATTTTTCAATGCATCAAAAGCAGACGCGGGGAATTTAGAATCTACATCATTTCGTTGACTGAAACTTACATCCTTATCACTAAACGGCCAAGTACCTGTTGTTGTTCCGATTACCCATTTTCCGTTCATTTCTTTTGCTTTGTATCCACCCAAACGACCGAATAGCGCATCTTTAATTACAACTTGCGCTTCATCTCTCATTATTTTATAATATAATTGACCATCTTGACGAATTATGTGTTGCAATAATGGATATTCATCATAAAGTTTTTGTATATCTGTATTGGTTAATCCTTCATATCTTGCAGATTTTAGTGTTTTATCTGCGCGTTGGGGTAGTAACTTTTTACCAATATCAATAATTAATCCCTTTGCGGTTTCTACTGCTCTTGATGCTTCTTCTTCAGAACTATAGTTACCAGTTAGAGCGGATACAAGACGATTGTGTAGACCTTGAATATCTTCTTTAATATTATCAATAGATTTAGATCTTAGTTGACGCTCAGAAATATCTGCTGCAATTTTTAAAGATCCTTCATCTTCCATGTATGTTTTAAATTGCTTTTCCATTCCCATAGATTGTTCAATGGAAAGTTGTTTGCCCGTTATTGCTGCATAGTTTGCCAATGCTTGTTTTGCATATTTGTCTTTGTCTTGTTCAGACATTTTAGTAAAATCTTTATCCTTAAACATATTTGTTAAGATTTCACCCATTGCTCGTTGATCTACTTCTTCGGACACATCAGCAGATTTTGCCATAATCTGCTGGGCCTTTTCTTGTTGTTGTCCTGTCGTGTATGTTTCTTGTCCCTCAACTACCTTACCTGTAAAATCTTTCTTGTATGTTAATTTACGAAGATTTCCCTGTTCTAATTGTTGAGTAGTATACTCTTCTGCTGTTTTTCCTTCTTTTCCGGCGCGTGCGGCAAGGTCAGTTTCAGAAAGAATACGAGTCACACCATTACTATCGGTTTCTACAAATAGTTTTTTACCCTCTTCGTCGGTGGATTGTTCGGTTACAAAACTAGTTTGCTGCGACATTGCTTTGGTTTTTTCAGCAAATTCTTTTTCCATTAATGGTTCTAACCATTTTTTCCAAAGTAAATAACCAGCACCCGCTCCAAGTGCGGCAGCTGCTAAAACCATAAAAGCAGGATTTGTAAAGATAGCGGACGCAAGTGATGCTAAAGCAGGAACAAATGATTTTAGTGCATTCATTGCAAGTGGTAATAGATTTTTTAACCCACCTGCAAGTAAATTTTTTAGACCATCAAACAATCCACCAAGTCCGCCGCCCTTGCCACCACCACCCGATATATCTAATCCTTTAAGAGTATCATCAAGTGCTGTAAGTTTTGTTATAATTTCTGCATTTTGCTTTTCTTGCATTTCTGATCTTTTTTCTTCCAGAAATGCTTTTTCTTTAGCATCTTCCGCTATTCTTTCTTCTGCTAAATCTGCTGCTTGTTCTCTTTGCTTATTTGCATGTTCAAGTTTTTCATCAATACCACTTAATAATTTTCTAGAATCTTCTAGTTTTGTGTGTATTTGTGAACTTATGTCTTTATTTTTTTCAAACAATTTATGAGAGTAATCTAATTTCTGAATTACTTGTTTGTTTGATGCTTCTGATGATTTTTTAACATCGGAAAGTAAATTAGCAAATAATGGAAAATTTTCTTTAATATACTTGACTAATTCTTTAGTACTTTCTGTTTTATCTTCAGGTTTGCGTGAAGAAACAACAGAAGAAACTGTGTCTTTTAGTTTTTTTCCTGCTCTATCTGTTCTAACTGTTGTTTCTTTTTTTGCCATTTGTTATTTTCTCTGTTTGATTCTTTCTGCTTTTTCTTTCATACTTTTTACATATAAATTTATGTAAATATATCTTTCCCAAGGCAACATGCTTTCTAAATCTAAAAGAGTGTAAACTTCACTTTCCAATAAACAATAATTGTTTTTATACATGGATTCTAGAGATTCTACACTCATCATAAGATAAAAAAATCAGTGAAGTCCGTCACCTCCACGGGAAATGCTTTCCCAGTAACTGGATTTTTAAAACTTGAATTGTAACTAATTTTTGGCATACTTTTGAAAAACTCACAAAATTTTTCAAACTCTTTTTTGGGTAAGGTATTAATAAATTCTAGAATTTCCTCATGTGGTAATTCTGTACAATTAATAGTTTCCTCTTTTGTAAATACTTTATTTACACAAATTCCAGCAACAGATAATAGCGTTTCAAGACCAACATCATCTGTCTTATTTGAAATTTTTAAGAAATCGGAAAAAGATGGATATCTAAATTCTACTGCAATATTTTCATTTAATTTTATTTTTTGTAATTTTTTAGTTATATTTGTTATTTTTATTTTTTCTAAATCCAATTCGGTTTCAAATGATTGTTTTGTTTCTGGATCTTTTACCCGTATTTGTACAGATTCTCCCATTGATTTACAACGAAGATGAATAAACAATTGTTGTACATCAAAATATGGAAGTTTATCTATATCTAAATTTTCTGGTTCGATTATGCAATTTTTAATTACATTTTTAATACACGAATAGATTTGTTCCATATCTTTTGATTCTTTTGCCATAAGAAGAATTTTTTCTTCCTTTACGACAAATGGACGATATCGAACAACCAAACCACTTGGTAAGGTTGATTTGTATTCTGGCAGAGAAACTATATTTTTTAAAGACATATTATATTCACCTTATATTTAAATCAATCTTTTACCACTATCAAAACCCAAAGGAAATCCACTAAATTTTGGAGTCGAAAATCCATTTCGTACAGACGAAGATTGTGCTTCCATTGAGAAAAATGAAAAAGTTACAACTTGTTTTAAGTTTTCGTTTACAGACGCCCAATTATATTGTAAATCTTGAACTGTAATTGGAAAACAATTTCTAAAAATAAATTCCTGCATTACTTCATTTGCAGTATTTAATGGTCGTAATATTATGGTTCCAATGTATTCATCGTAATATGAAAATCCAGTTCCAACTCTATAAACAAAATCTTGCCATACTAAAAACATATTTCTTTCTCTATAATCTTCCGATAACTTAAATGTTAAAGTTAATTGATTAGTATACGAAAAACTATAAGGCAGAGGAATTACGGGTAATCCGTTTATTTTATATTCGGTCGTCGCTAAACTTTGACTTGGTAATTCAGCAGACTCGCATGTTAGTGTCATGTGGCGCAATACATCTTGAGAATTTAATGCACTAGTTTTTGTTTTATTATTAAACGGTGGAGTTATCTGCACTTCAAAACGAGTCGGTCTTGCCATGCCCGTTCTTGCGAGATCTGAATAGAATTGATCTAGTTTGCTTGCCATTATAGATTTAGCGTCTTTTCTGTTAGAATTTTAAATTCCCACTGCTGCTTATCTGCAAATTTCTTTGCTGCTTCCCATTTTTTATTATTTATCACCCATTGTGACATCTCTTGTAAATAAGTTTTATCACTTTTTTTCTTTTTCTCTGGTTCTCTGCATTGTTTTTCTGGTTTAATTTCTACCAGATAAGTTTTTATAGTATTTGTTTTATCTTTTACCTTTAATACAAAATCTGGAAAATATTGGTGATATTCATTATCTATAGGTGAAAAATATGGTATTGATATTTCTTCGCTTGCCCATTTTAATACATTTGGGTTCTCATCGCAAAATACCATAAATTTACGCTCCCACAATGATCTATAAATAATCTTAGAAGGATCACCAGCGTACTTGTTTGGATTTTTAGGTTTGTATTTACCTTTATAAGAAGTAGCCATATAAATAAAAGAAACCTCAATAAATATTTAGCACAATGGGCATAAATCTACCATCAATTATTCAAGCAATCTCTCCACTACTCGTACCTTCTGGTTCTAATACCAATATAGGGCCTGGTGGTGTTCAACAAGTACCACCAAATCAATGGAATCCTCGTTTTGATTTGGAACAACCTCCCGCACAAATACCTGATGCTAGTGCAATTTTTGATTATGCTGAGGATCAAGAAGTAAATAGTTCCAGAAATTCTGCACAAACTGAAGCAGATCAAGTTTCTAATATAAACTTTACTTCAGAATTAGATTCTTTAATAGAAAGAAATAAAAAAACATTAGGATTAAATGGAGGAGCAAATGGGTTCTACGAAGTAAACATCGTGCAGCCTGCGTCTGGTAGTAGTGGATTTGCCGAAGACAAAGAACCTGATGGATTTAGATTATATCTTATTTGTCCACCCAAACCGGCTGTTTCTACAGCACTTGCCGCGGTAGGTGATGGTATATCAGTTGCAGGAAATGCAATTAATGATGGGGCAAAAGAAGTTTCAACTCAAATAAAGAAAGTTGCAGGGGACGATTCCTCTGCCGCAGGAGTTGTAGAAGATGCGGGCGCAAAAGCAAAAGAAGTTTCCGAAGCAATCAAAAATTATATGCATGAGGCCGGACAAGATTTTGATAAAAAATTTGATGAATATGTAAAAAATGCATATGATGGAGATGCATCACAAGGAAATGCATTTTACTCAATTGTTCTTCCTATGCCAAAAGAATTAGTAGATACTCACCAACATCAAACAGATAATCTTATGTTGGGATTGCTACCAAGAGCAGCGAGTATGTTGGGTGTAGGATTTGACACTTTTTCTTCTGGTTTATCTAAAAAATACGATCAAAGAAAATCCAGACAAGGTGGTTTTTTATCAGGTGTAGGTGAACTTGGTGGTGCGGCAGTTGGTGGAATAGTTGGTGGATTACAAGAAGTTGGTGCATATGCATATGATAATGCAAGAGCAAGAGTAGGATTTGGATTAAATCCAAATGTAGAAACAGTGTATGCCGCACCCGCTCCCAGACAATTTCAATTTACA